CGGGGGTCGCTATTTAAGCCTTCTACAAGGCACCATTTCTGGTTAGCAATCTTCCATGATTAAGGAGGGATTTTCGCAATGGCGAAGAACATCAATGAGACTTTGACCGGTCAGCAAGTTTTCCAAACTCGCTTAGTCCGGACCGAAGGCAACTATTGGAACTGTGGCAGTGGTGAAACATCCACTAACACTAATCTTAACGTAAGTCAAGACCATATCCGTTGCGTTTCTTATGATAGCCCGCGTAATTCTGCGGGTCGTCTTCGTCTAAAAGCAAATCCATATACTCTTAGAAAGTGGAGGTTTCGTGTTTACCCGGGTACCAAGCATTTCCATGACTACCGTCCTGTATTCAGCGTTTATTACTGTATACAGGATACATACGGTTGGCATGGAGATCTTGCTGGTGTCACCAACCTTGGTGACCTTAGCTTTGGTGCTCATCCAGACTATGAGGTTAGGGCGACGTCTCGGTTTTATTCGAGTATATCGCAGAAGCGAACAGATTTACTGGTTGCTTTCCGTGAAAGGAAGCAAACTTATGATCTGATTACTTCTACCGCAAATAGATTTTCGCGGGTTATCCTTTCCCTTAAGTCTGGGAACGTGCGTGAAGCGTTTAGGCAACTAGGTCTCAATAAAACGAGGCATGGTCGCTTGCGCTCACGTAGCTGGCAAGATACTTGGTTAGAGATGCAGTACGGCTGGAAGCCGTTACTCTCCGATATCCATGGTGTACTAGAGGCAACTGTCGATAAGCCCATTCTCATACCATTGAAGGTTACTGAGAAATGGTCTGATAAGAAGTTGTATACAAAATATCCCGGTTACATTAGTGACTGGGACAATCAGTATACGCTGACCTTGAAGGGCCAGGTCTTATTTGACAATACCATAATCTTTACCGAACTTGGTTTAGATAATCCTTTGCTTACGGTTTGGGACTCGCTACCTTATAGCTTTGTAGTCGACTGGTTTCTTCCAGTTGGCCTTTGGCTGGAGCATGAAAATGCTCTAAGGAACGGTTCCTTACTCGACTTCTCGAGAACAATTACGAGAAAAAGCACGGGATCTTACTACGGACGGCCACCTAATCGCGGTAAAATTACCGCGCATAAAAGTGACTGGACGGAGTACGGGAGTACATATGGTACACTTGAGCGGACTGATAAAGTACGGGATTTAATTATCCCAGAAATACCACCCATCAAGTTGAGAAATCCTTTCTCACCATATCATTCCATATCTTCCCTGGCCCTCTTGAAACAGAGGTTCGGTCGGTAAAGACCCATTAACTACCTACTTGGTAACTTACTATTCCATAAAGGAAATAAAACAATGCCTGCTATCACTAGCATAACCGTCGAAGACGGAAAAGCAACTCCTGTAGCGCATACTTTTGCTGCACATACGGCTCAAACTGGTTCCGTGCCTTCTCGATTTTATGAGAAAAGCGCGGGCTCGTTAACTGGTTGGTTGGATCTCTCCAACCTTGTCCAGAAGAACGATGCCAGTCAAAGCACTAAAGTGACAGTAAAGCTTCGTCAGCCAGTGGTTGATTCTAACGGATTAGTCATCCGTCAGAATTTGTTTGTTGGGCAGTGGATCATTGCTGATTCGGCTACTGAAGCCGAGCGCAATGATTTTGCTGCTTATGTAAGTAACACAATGGATAACTCCGTTATTCGTGCTACTATCACCGATCTCGAACCTATTTACTAAGGCTCTTAATCATGACAAACAAAACTAGATCAACTAAGTTGTCTAAGGACCAGAACGTTGCGTTCGTGGTCCAACTGGCTAGCAAATTCTACGAATCGATAGATACTCCTAAATCGCTTATGTGTTATCTTCTCCTTGAAAATGGAGAGTTTGATGCACTAGCTAACTTGGATATCGACCCGAACGCGTATGAAGACTCTGAGGCTTTCTTTCTCGACTATTCAGCGGTCTCGTTTATAAAAAAGTGGGAGCTTTTGCCCACCACAATAAACAAGGCTGACGTCGCGTTAGAGAACTTCTTGGGTGCTGAACAAAAGTGCGCTAGGACGAACCTAGTACTTCGAACTTCAACTCCTGAGTCAGATAAATCCTATCTGGCTCGCTCTGCTCTTTTGTTTGAGATGCAGAGAGAAATAAGGGAGATTGTCGGTCTTGTACCTGATATCGTTTCTTTGCGCACCAAGTTTGGCCCAGGAGCTACTCGCTCTTGTCGAGGCACTGCAGTTACAGTCGCAGATAAGCTTATGGCCAGTCCTTCAATGACTAGAAGCGCCTATCCCTACGTCCTCCGACTCTGGAATCATGACTACCTTTTAAAGGCGGCCATGAACCAGGTTGAGGGCGATGTGGTTGGCAATTTTTGTGTAATCGAGAGACCCTGCTTCACTGAGCACAATGATCTTTCCTTCGTCCCAAAAGACGCGAGAAAGGATCGTGCAATATGTGTTGAACCCCATTTAAACACGCTACTTCAGCGTGCCTATGGCGTGCATCTGGCTGATCGCCTACGTTTGTTCGGAATTAATTTAACCGACCAACAAGGGCGAAATGCCGATTTTGCACGTAAGGGTAGCATCGATGGTAGTTTCGCAACTATCGATCTCTCTGCAGCAAGCGATACCATTTCACGTGAACTTGTACGTGACTTGCTCCCCGATGAGTGGTTTCAGGTCTTGGATGACCTTCGCTCTAAGTGGACCAAATTGCCTTCTGGAGAACAAATCTTGAATGAAAAGTTCTCTTCGATGGGTAATGGTTTTACTTTTGAGTTAGAAACCATCATATTCTATTCGCTTCTACGCGTAATAGCAAAACGTCATAACATTAGAATTATACATAATGTTATGTGTTTCGGGGATGATATTATTTGTCCGACTGAGTTGGCCGATGATGTTATTCGGCACTTGGAACTCATAGGCTTCTCGGTGAATACTGAGAAGTCCTTTACTTGTGGTCCATTTCGGGAAAGCTGCGGAAAAGATTATTTCCGCGGTCGCCTCGTTAGACCGTATTTTATCAAGAAAGGGATTACCTATGTTGAACAAATCTATAGTATCGCAAATGGAATCCGCCACCTTGCTACTCGTTTTGGCCACTTTGGCTTCAGCGATAGCAGGTTTCGGGGTTCTTGG